CATCTACGTCGCCTGTACCCGAGGAAAGGGGAATCTCATCATCATCACTCGTTTTATATGGACTGGGACCACCATCAACCTCGTGCGAAACAACCCCATCCTCAACGCCATCTATTTCGATGTCCCCTGTGATTACCGACAGGTCTTCGCAGATAAGTTGCGAAATGCACGGTTCTTACCTTTGCCCCATGCGCCAGTGCAACCCGGTCCAAGAAGGCGGTTTGACCTGCCTGGACTTACTCCCGCAAGAAGAGCAAAACTTTTCGGTGATGAACCCACTGGAACGCTTACCCCCCGGGCTTGAAATGTTGTCGGTTCTCTTTTCCGGTTTGTCTATCGAGAAAACACTCTCCGACTCCGTTGATATTGCCGCCGACCCAGCTCTTGAAACTGCCCAGCCCATCCCCGAGTTTCGTTCCACCAGCTTACTTGAAACTTTCTTCCCTCCTTCTGGCCGCGAAACTCGTGAACTCTATGACGACACAGGAGCCATGTCCAACTTATACCAAGACGATTACTCACGTGTTCCAGTTTGCTTGCAGGATCAAGCCTTCATGCTGCAAGTCTTCATGAAACAGCGCAGCGCCGATCCGGTATTCTTCCAGAGAACCCTGGAGAAACGGATTCGACTAGCTTCTCTGGAATCGAATCGGCTCTCCTTCAGTCGTTCCACCGATCATGCTCAGCATCTTTTCAGAGCCTTCATGGAACTCTTGCGCATGCCCTGTGAGGGAGTTGAACCTTTTGACCAGGACCTATTTGATCTCTGCACCGTTCAATCTGAGCTCAACAAGCTAAACAAAGGATCCACTCTCCTTCAAGCTAATGCCCAACGCAGTGATCCCGACACGAAAGATGCTTCGGAGTTCGTCAAGCTCTTCGTCAAGACCCAGGTGAAGGCCAAATCCGAGACTATCAACATCCCAGGCAAGTCGGGGCAGACTCTGGCTCTTTTCCAAGATCGTCTGCTCATGTTGCTTGGTCCTTGGGCACGCTATCTGTCCGCCAAGATAAGAGCTAGATTGCCCGACTCTGTGTTTTGGCACAATCGCACTTCACTCTCTGATCTAGACGCCTTCGTCAAGGAAGAGTGGGCCGACCGTGATTCCACAACAGCCGACGCCACTTTCTACGACTATCACCAGGGAGCTCCCGGTCTCCTCTTTGAACAAATGTTATTTGAACGTTTCGGATGTCCCCCCGATCTCCTTCGTGAATACATCCGCACCAAACTCGACACAACTTGCTTCCTGGGTCACATGGTCATCATGCGTCTCACTGGCGAGTGGTTCACTTTGGACGGTAACACGTACTATAACTTGGCAGATTTCCTCCTGAGACACCCCCAATGTTTGGCCAACTTGCTTGCTCCTAAAGGTGATCCAAAACGTCGTGCGCTGCTGGTCGTTGGCGATGATCGCACCTACAACGACGTGGTCGAAGATCCAGGCACATCCTTCCGTTTTGCCCGCACATCACCTCCTCAGAAGTACGAAGTCGCTCGGATTTCCTCTTTCGTCAGCCTCTTGGTCACTCCTCGAGGTGTCATCAAAGATCCAGTCTTGCTCATGCTACGATTGCATTATCATCAAGTCAGCGGTCGCTTGCACGTTGTGATAGGCTCCTACTATCTCGAGCATTTGATCGGTCTCGAGTTGATTCGTACGACCCCGGAGTGGTTCACACCGGAACAGATTGAGGCTTTTGACCGCAATTGTCGCATGTTCTGCCAGCATAAGGTCCACATCCCTTCC